ATATCTGCTTACAGAACCACTGGTAGAAACTTGGATTGATGACCGTAGTTTCTAACCCAAAAACCAATCGGAAGCGAGGCCAGTTTTCCCGCGTGGACGGCGAGTAATACCCAAGCGTTAGATATTTTTTACAGATATCAAGTTCAAGAGCTTGTTCAACAGTTAGCTCTTGCTTTTGTACTTTGTTACCGTCTTGATCTTTATGGTCTGCCTGGTTATCAATATCGACAATAATCAGTCCAGCTTTTATAACACCAGTTGAGTTTCTCTGTCTTTTACCATCTTGTAAATGCCAGGCACATAAACCCGCTTGCTGACCCAACACCGAAGCCAGTTCACCCGTGGTGAGCTCGCAAGCATCCCAGTTCGAGTTGAACGCAGAGAAGTTGCCACCGTCAGCGATCTTGCCCAGCTCGGGATGGAGGTGAGGGACCACCCCGAGGTTTACAGAGCAAATGAACTTCATGGGTTGTCGCTGAGCGCTTCTAGTATGACCTGGTTTGGGGCTTTTGGAACCGAAGAAATGCTGAAGAACCCAGAGCCCGCCTGCCTTCCGGTGCGATTGATTCTACGCTGCCGGGTTTAGTTCGTAGTACTGTTTGACAACTTGGAACCAACTTTCTTCGTCTTTTTCTATTTCTTCGCCTCCAAATGTAAATATCTGAGTGTTGAATTCTTTGATTGCCGTAGTGACAATAATTTGTGTTTTACTAATTTTAATCCCCAAGCAAGCTTCTGCGGCTGCTTTATAAGCTGCTAGCTGCAGTCTGGTCTTCTTTGTTTTAAATACTCCGGAAATTAGAGCCTTTCGAGTTCTTTCGTCGATGTTTTGATTTTTGTTCGGGAATCTAGCTGAGTAGGGTCCGTTACTCGTCTTGAAGTCGGCGAGGACAATCTCAGCGTTTGCGTTCATGTAAATCAAATCGCAGCAGCCGGCATACCCGTGCCCTGTTTTCTCATCGTAATAATGAATACGACCGACACCATCATCACCAACGTATCTAGCCCAGCGTGGTTGATTAAAAGGTTTTTCAGACCACAGCACTCGACCACCTTCTAAAAGGTTATCCAGGAGCTCTGGCACTCCGTCCCAATATGGTTTGTACTGCTCTGATGGTATTACGCGAAGACCCCTCAAATAATCTTCTACGCTGTTGTGAATCCAAGTTCCTCTAGTAGCAGCTGCATCAGCAGCTCCTGGATTTAACGCATTCCAGTGAGCCAGCTTTGCCCGCGTGGCTTCTGTCTGAGTAGCGCTGAGAATAGAAGTGACTGAAGGTAGAGGTTTGGGAACGCCGTTACAAACGTAGTGCCTTAAACCATTAACCGTTACGCGTGTATCGGACACAATAAAGGTGTCAATTCTTTCTCAGCTTAGAATGAACTTGAGATCATAGTTCCTTCGTCTTCATCTTCATCATCTTCGTCGTCACCACCGAGGAAGAATTCTTGTTTTTGATACTGATAGTCTCTATTACGCTGCTCGAGCTCAGACATTAGGCACAGTGCCGCAGAGAAACTTTCTATAGTGATGTCTGCACACTCCTCTGCTGTGCGTGCGTTGCCCTGGTAATCAACACACTCAGTTAAAAGCTGCTGACCCACAAGCAACGCACTGATCTTATCTAATAAGATGTTCTGTTCTTTTTGAAGTTCAATTAAATGATCGAGCTGCTTGTACAGACGCTTGCTCACAGCTTTAAGTCTTGAGGGCGGTGCCAGCCTACTTCGAAATCTATTTGTGTATTGACAGCAGCTGCTCCTGCTTTTTGAAAAACAAACCACGCAGACGTCACAGGATCTTTTGCAGTTGTACCATCGGCACGAAATGAAGGCCGAGGACTCAAGATCTTAATGTTTGTGAGAGATGAATCTTGTAAGAAATCTTCTCGTGCCCGTGTGGGCTCCAAGAACGTTAAACGATCTAAGATGCACACACCTTTTCTAGAGATCTGGAGTCCACACTCTGTTATCCACTTCGTGTAGTCTTTCATACCTTGTGTAATTGCTATCGTCCAGTCCACACTGTTTTTGTGCGTAGCCCACCAGTCAAGATCAACTAGGTTCTCTTCGTTATCGTTTGACTTGATATCTGTTATTCCTTTCTTTCTGATCTGTTTTTCGAGCTGCCCACTGAAGTCGCAAGGCAGTAAAACCACACCTTCGATCAGATTGCTGTTCCCGATAGGATCAAAGATATAACGAGGAACGGTGTAGAAGTTGGACATGTCAAAAGGGCTGCTGGATAAACTTAAGTCACACTTGACTCTTGAGCAGAGTTTTACGCACCGTGCGTTTCTAGATGGGTTTGAAAAGCTGAACCCGCAAGAAGCTCGCGAGGTTCTTGAGATTGTATATGCAAACTACCTAATTCGAGGCAAGCTACTCGAGAAGATCATAGATTATTGTGTTGCGTATGGTGTTTACTTACCTTCGTTTGGTGATCTTATAGACATGTAACCACAAAAAAGGACGCTGTAGTAGCGCCCTTTAGTGATTTTTTGATGACTAACTGGTCAGAAGTCCAGACCTGCTGCTTGGAGAGCTGCTTTCTGTTCTTCCGTCAGATCCTTTTTGGCAGTTGCCTTTTTGGGAGCCGGCGGTTCCGTGGCCTCAGGCTTAGCTCCTGGTGTTCCGGCGCCAGCTGGCAGAGCTGACAACCCAGCCGGAGCTGCGCCTTCGAGACGTTTGGGGTTCGCTTCTATAAAGGCTTCTTTAATCGCCCCGTGATCTTCCCCCAGAGGAAGCTCAACCAGATTCGAACCGGGGATAGAAGAACGTAGTGCAGATGCCACCAGATCTCCTGAGCCAGCGTCAAGCCACGCTGCAATATCCTCGATGAGTTTGCGCTCTTCGTCAGTTTGTGCGGGCCGATCTTTGAATTCCAGCGCGTTGTAATTAATCTTGGCTCCATCGGCCCCCGTCATCGGGTCCCTCTCGTTGAAGGACTTCTGAACGAATTTAGTCGATGTGATTACCTCACCAACGTTAATCCGATTGTTGTAGAGCGTCTGGAAGTAGGAGATAAAGTTCTTTTGACTCGATTTACCGCTGATGATGCTAGTACATACGCAGCGTGGAGGAAGCAGACGATGAGAAGGTGTGACACCAATGTAACTAATACGAATAAACTCTTCATGCGACCGCATACCGAGGTTACCGAAATACGGCGTGAACCCAAGAAGGATGAATTCAATCGGTATACCGTTGTCGTTGGAGTCCGTGATGGCCGCATCAGGGTCAGTATCGGATTTCCAACGGCGTGCTTGAAGATCGATTCGGAGCGTGTGAGGCGGGATTTGGCAGAGAATTTCATCAGCCGAAAATTTGCCAGCAATAAAAACCATGATTGTTAATCAGAGAGAGAAGTCCAGTGATCCGAGAGCAGCCGTAGAGACGCGACCTTTATCGGGGTCTGCCGCTTTGGCGGGAGCAGCTTTTTTGCTGCGAGGCAGGTAGAGAATTTTCTCCACACCGTAATTAAGATACTTGCGATCTTCCTTTTCGGAAGTACTTACGCGACCCACAGCAATAGTCGGTGTGCCTGGCGCAAGTTCGGCAAGTTGAGTTGAAAGGCTGTCCCAAGCTGTCAGCTTGAACCAAGCGGTTTCACCTTTTTCATCTTGCCAGGCCAGCGAACGGTTGGTTACTGTGTTGTCACCGAGCTGAGTTTCTTCAGTCGCAGGACCGAGGCCACCTGTGGAGATGAACAGGTTTACTGCCAGCAGGTCATCCCAGTTCTTGTCTGTAACAACCAACATGGGCTGCATCTGTAACACTCCATCCGGTGTTGTCTTGGTTGGCCCAATCGCAAGGATCGTTTGATTTTCTTCGAGAGTCTTGAGGATCTTGCCAACGTAATGATCCTCCTTCATTGAGAGCTGGACCTTCGTGGCTACCCGCTTGTCGCTAGAAGGAAGGGATTCAGCGAGTACGTGTGTGATTTTGTTTTCGTCGGTGTCGGCGCCATCAGTGACGCGGAGCCCGAGTGTGAAGATGTTCACGGTTTAACGTCCGGTAAATCGTTGAGCGATGTACGTTGAGTGCCTTGGCGATTTCCCTAGCAGGGACGCCCTGGCTGGAGAAGGCTAGTACCAAATTCACGTCCGCGTCCCCTAGTTTTGAGGCCTTCATTTTTTTGTAAGAATTGTGGTAAGGGTTTACACACAATGGGTTTGAGCATGACGGTTTGACACAACCATCTTTATTTATTTCTAAGTAATCTAAAATCAGTGGACGCACGTAATATTTCTGTTTCAGAGCATAGATGACGGGAGACTTGTTGCAAAACCTGCCCCACCACTCATCACACTCTTCGTGCTTGAAATCGCTCGTAGCCAGCCGCCTGAATAAATAGGACAACTTGCTTTCTTTTACGCTCTTGTACGTCAGAGCAAACGTATCTGCCTGTAGAGCTCTGGCTATATCGGAGGATTGCGCTTGCGCGTGGCCAGCGTCATTCGCGGCTAAAGCTATTTCTAAAGTGCTGTCTGCCTTACCTAGTACCAAGCAATAACTAGTAGACATCGTTTGGCTGGAAGTCGGCCGCCTCCAAGATACGCCTGCGGTCTTCCTCGTTAGCCGCGAAGATTGGATAAAGATTCAGCCATCTGCCGAACCTACCTTCCAACAGCTTTTTAAAAAGTTTCACTATCCTCTTTCCGATAACTACTCAAGCGTAAACGCTCAGACGCTCGGCGTCACTGCTTTGGCTTTTCGATCGTTCTGAAACCTGTAAATACAGGGGCTGCAGCTTTGGGTCCCTGTTTCTCTTCAAAGGTTTTAAAACCAGTAAATACTTTTGCGGCTTCTGTCCCACCCACAGACCTAGGCCCCGTGGGAGCCGCCTCAGTTCTCTTTGCAGGGGACCGAAGCTCTGGGTAGTAGTCCAAAAGGACTGAGGAGGTGTTTCCGGAATTACCTAAGGAAATTCCGAAGTAATCACCTGCGTATCTGGTTGCCATCTATGGAGACCTCAGTCCTTAGATTCTACTTATTTTCTATAAAAAACCTCTTAAGGTCAAACCCTGGACCTACCGTACCCTTTAGAACACGCATAGTCATTTTAGCTTTTTCGTGACATGTAAAATACATAGCTTTTTCTTTGTTTGATGTGTAGCTTACTAAGTTGCGCCTTTCTTTATCTAAGCACTCACTTACATACATCGAGTCTTTAATAATTACCCACACTTCTTGGAAACGCAGGAGCGGCATCGCCTTGGTCTCGTCGAGTGTGTACAGTCTCGACCTTAAGGTTACCTTTTTATTAGTTTTCTTGACTACACATTTTGTAGTTTCTTTTGTCTTTTTTTTGGTTTCTTTACAATCTTGCTCTATCGGGTTTTCCAATAGCCTCTTGAGGTTTCGTGCTTTGTTAGCTGCCTCTAGTGCACTCGAAAAAACATCAGACGTGAAGCAGATTCCGTTAGTTGTACGGGCACAACCGACGTAACCGTTTTCCGTTTTTGCGGTGAATACTTCTTTATCTTCAACGACCTGCAAGTTAAAGATAGTCACAGAAGTTGTCGACTTCTTTTTACTTTGCTTGGGGACTACATCTACTTTTATTGGCTTCTCTAGTTCTTGTGCAACGACAGAAGCCTCGTGGACCTTCAAGCGATTCTGTTCGTGTTCAGTCGTCGATTTCATCCCATCCCACAGGATCGAAGCAAAATGCCTCCTGTCTCCTCTTTTGTTTGTTTTGACAAATACTTCTTTCACTGTCCCTAGCCGCGTGTTGTTCACGTAGCCAGCAATCTTGTCCTTAAGCTTTTGATCAGAGAACTCACTGTAGCAAGTGATGTTCTTGATACCCAGTGTGACTCGATCACCAATTTTGAGCTTGCTTGGTGAGAGGGGACGTTCGCGCTTTTTGGTGTTACTCATTTTTCAGACCAGGTTTCTCCGTAACTAGCGTCTGCTTTAGCAGGCACCTCCTTTAAAATCGTTTCAGCGGCTTCTTTCATACAGCGCTCAAGTACTTCTTTGTAGTACTCAACTTTTGTTTCTACAGCCTCTAAAACGATTTCATCGTGGACACAGGCAACTAAATAAGCTTCGTCGCACAGATAAGGATTGAGCTTCGCTAACGACAGCTTAAGGATATCAGCACCGGCACCTTGTATAAGCGTATTGGCACAGGCAGTCATGGTTGCATCTGAGTACGAAAGCAGACGCCTGCGACCTAACGGAGTTCTCACGAAGGTCCACCCATCTTCGACCATCGCAGCACGCTCCCGGTGCCACTGCCTTAAACGTGGGTATGCGTTATGGAACGCTGTGTGAGCTACTTTTGCTTCTGATAGAGAAATGATTTTTCCGCTTTGAGCTGCGTACGTTTTGTACTTACGGAAGCCCATGCCGTATAGCAATGCAAAGTTAAGCGTTTTACCTTCCTGTCGCTGGTTCTTCTGAACCTCTTCTAAAGGTATGTTGTAGATCAAACTAGCGGTAACCGTATGGAGATCATGACCTTGTTTAAACGCCTCAATCATCTGAGGGATTCCGATCAGCTCCGCACCGAGGCGTAGCTCAATCTGACTGAAGTCACAGATGATCAGCTTGTAGCCAGGCGTGGCTACGAAACATTCCCGAAACTCTTTGTCTCTCGGAATCTGTTGAGCGTTGATCGCAAACTGACTTTTAACTTTCTTGGCCGCTGTTTTCTTAGCTCCGCTCGAAGTAAATCTTCCGGAGTTTGCTCCGTACTGGTTATAACCTGAGTGAATTCTGTGTGTTATAGGGTTGATATTTGCGATTAGTTTTTCTGCGTGTTCGAGTTGAGTTTCGATTTTTGTGCGCTTTCGATAGAGGTTTAAGAGCGGGTCATCCGAATCAAATTCCGCGAGCTGGATCTGATTAAGAGTGCTCTTTCCTGTTCCTGGATTTGTTGGAAGTGCAATGCCAAGTGCTTCGAAACACTTTGTGCATTGGACACCGGATCCGGGGTTGAACTCTTTGCGTAAGTTTTTTCCAATTGCCAGTGATCCATCGGTTCTCCTGGGTAGCTTTAGATCCTCTGGTAGAGCGTCGTCAAGCTTAGTGCAGAATTCTAGAGTAATTTCATCTAACTTTTGCTCGATCGTGTGCTTTAGGGCTATTAGCTTAGTAACATCTACGTTAAATCCTTTGTGACACATCAGTGCCACGGGGCGTACGCATTTCGACTCCAACGAGTAAACATCAAGCAGAGCTTCTTCTGCTAGCTCTTTAAGTTGATCCGCAGCGATCGTGGGGAGAAGGTCAACGTCCTTTGCTGCGTATTCGATTTGCTCTATATCAAGATCAGGTTTGCTCCAGTCAGAGATCTGTTGTTCTTTACTAATTTCAATCTCGAGTCGTCGCTCAACAACAGCCTTCAGTGAGCAGCTAACGTCATCGAAATATGGCTTTTGGAGTTTCGGGCTAACTTTCTTTTCCTTAAAACCAGCCCGCAAACAACGCTCAGCTACATAAGTATCGAATACCTTTCCTTGATAGTCGATGCCGAGAGACAGCAGGAACTGAAAATCGAAATTTAAGTTGTGGCCGAGAATCATTTCCCGGCTTTCGATAAATTCCTTTAGCCCACTGGTATCGGTGATTTTGAACAGATCGAGAACGTATACCGTTCTGTCAATAGTCTCTGTCGTACACAGCTGAAGCAGTCGAGCTTTAGCCACGTGCGAGTCCAAACCAGTCGTCTCGAAGTCCAGGCATACCTTGGGAATTAGCTGCAGCTCCCCAAGAGCTTTTTGGTACTCGCTGTTGCTTGTGATGTAACGGATCTGCATGTGACTTAAAAAGGGCGCCTTTCGACGCCCCGTTTTTGTGGTTGTTGGATGAAGCTTTAAGCAGCGTAGACCCTTCTTTCGCGGATGCGACTACTCCACTGGTGGCTGATGAAGTCTGAGATGTCGCCCCATTCGTGCGCCACTTTCTGTCCCATCGCTGTGGGAGTCACAGCATAGACAGTCCGGCGCAGCTGACGGCTGTTTTCATCCAGATCTTTATCCTTGCTACCGAACTCGATGTGTTCGCTCATTTCGATAAGCCCCCACTCTTTGAGCAGAGCTGCCCCATCACGAACCGCGTTATACATCGGAGAGGCGTGGTAGCAGGCAGACCGAGGGATGCCTGGCCCCTGATTCAAAGTTCGGTAGTGCCCATCTGCATCTTTTACAAAGCCCATGAAGCACTGCGAGTCTGGGCTCACAGATCCCCGGTAGGCCATCCCATTGACGGAGCTAGTGGCGATTTGTCGCAGGGTCCGGCTATTGCCGTCCGAGATACCGTCGAGAATCATGGCAGCTCCAATTGCTTTCAAGCTCTTCATTTGACAAAGAGCATCGATTGCTTGAGCCGGTTGGCTGAAGGTCTCCTTAACTTCAATCCTTGAGATCCGGTTTGCGTCCGTACGCGTATACGTACGCTTTTTAGGAGTCTCGACACCTTCGATAGCAAAGCGTGCTGCTAAGGAAGCAAGCGTGGGATTTTTGGTTTCCACGCTGATCGAAAACAGCTTTTTGGCATCGATCATTGTTGGATCGATGTGCTCGGCAATGTCTACGACAATTGCGCTATCACGGCCTGCTGCACTCAAGAGAGCACGAGCTTCGCTGTTGTCCAGGCTGGTTTCACCGATTTTGAACTTGAAGTTCATGTAATGAAAAAATGGAACGAGAGAAGCCTATCTTTCCAATGCACACCCAGCCAGATACTTCAGATTATCTTAAGGTTTTAGTTAATGCGGTTTACCCATCAGCACTTCGTTCGCTAGTGTCATAAGGTCGTACCAGTGCAGCATATCCGTCACTATCTGCATTGACATCAACTCAAAGTCATGTTCGCTCAGCATCAGAGCCATCTCTACCTCCGCTTTGTTGCTAAGTTTGCGTACACCATAATTCTTGTGTAAAAAGTTGCTCAGCAAAATGCAGTGTTCTGTTATGTTTTTGTCTACTAATCTTGTTATGTTAAATAGTTCCGTTGTTGGGACATAGATAATAACTGCTTCTCGGAACCTAAATAATGCTGACTGGTTCTCAGTTAAATTATGGTACGTATCAAATAATTGTTGAGCTACCCAATCCTCCAGCTCAAATCTCTCCGTGGCAGGAGAATACTCTGCTTCTAATCTTTTAATAGCGGCTGCTTCAGCTTGTCGGTTCACTTAGGAGACAGCGCTTGTCCCCTAATTTAAACCTGGTTTATATGGTCTGTGTTTTATCGCATCGCGTCTTGAAACAGTTCGGCACTGCTTGGGTCGTCTAGAGGATCTACAGTGTGTACATTATCACTGAACTCTTTTAGCACACGGGCCTGTCTGCCTATGCAGAAGCTGTTCCACTGAACACCGTGCTCTTGTTTGAACGCATTTAGACGGCGCACGAAAGGATCAGATACTTCGGCGTTTCCGTCTGTAATCATCAAGATGTCCGCTTTTTCAACGAAATTGATCTTTGTCAGCGCGTGGTCGATCACCGAACAGAACGAAGTTCCGCCTTTCGTTGTCCAACTAAGAACAAAGTTCAGAAGTTTTTCGTTGTCGGCTCTGTCTTTCTCCAGATGAATACTTTTCTGAACCACCGTGTCGAATAGGTGAATGTGTGTTGCCCTGTTTTGCTTCAAGCATTCCTCTGCGATGACATAAGCCATAGCTTTCGACCAGAGCTCTGACTCACCTGCCATCGATCCGCTGATATCGATGTACATAACAACAGGACCTTTATCAAGCTCTTTGATCTTTGCTTCGTAGTCCTTAGTGAGTAGAGTCTTTTGGCTGTACTTAAGAGCAAACAAGGCCCGCCCTTGCTCCGTGGCAGCCAGCGCGATCTCAGCTGGGTATGCTTTGATGACTTCATCAGAGAATTTCGCTCCAACGATGTCACTGTATTTTGTCTGTGCTTTACGTGCACGCTTCCGATCCGCCCAAGCTTGACGCAGAGCACCTAACTTCCGGACCAGTTGCTTGAGGCCAGGGTTTGCACCAAGCCTTCGTGCAAGCTTGCGCTTTTGCTCCAGATCGTTCAGCGCCACACCCTTCCCTGCTTCGGAACCAGCAAGCTGGCTCATTGCTTCCTGAGTGTCCTTAGCGCTTTGGTGCGCTTTATCAATCGCTTTATCCACTTGTGGTTGGAGAGCTTCACCTGCTCGTTGGACAGACTCTTCGAGCTGTTGGCCTAGCTCCTTTCCTTTTTGGCGAAGTTGAGCTGCCTTTGCATTATCCCCTTCTCTTTTAGCGGCCATGAACTGTTCTCGGATGTCCTGCAGCTCTTTGCCTGCGTCTGCCAATAGTGCGACGTCAAGAATCCCCTGTTCGATTTGAGATTCGATTACTTCACTCAGCTCATTGAGCACATTGACAGCATTATTTCCTGCAGTGAACTGGTCGCCGACCGAAAGACCCATCAGCCGTGGCCATGCCGGCGACTCACACACTTGAATGAATAGGTTCACCCAAAAAGCTGATTCAGGCTTGTAACCCTTTGGGAACTCTGGATTCTGGCCGTTCTGTTTCGCACGAAAGTACGTTTCAGCTTCATCCAGAGTGATG